CAGGGTGGCGGACGCACCCCTAGTCCATCTGGACGGAGGGCGTGTTGTTCCCCTGATTGGGGTTGGTGTGCCGGTTGTACTGGCCCCGCATGGTCTGCATGGATCCGGTGGCGTCCGCCACCTGCCCCGTGACCTTCAGGTCCCCGACGATCTCCACGTTGCCGGTGATCTTCGTCCCCGCCGGCGCCACCACCTCGCAGCCGTGCGTCCGGATCAGGACCTTGGCGGCCGACTGGATCTCGATCGCCCCGCCCCGGTAGATCGCGACCCGGTTTCCCTCGTCGTCGTAGAGGGCGTTCTCCCCCGCCTCGAAGCCGCCCATGCGGCGGCCGGTGTGGAAGGCCGGCAACGCCACCATGTCGCCCTGGTCGCCGCCGAGCGCGAACATCAGCACCTCGGCGCCGAGCGGCGGCTGCCCGCCCAGCCCGTAGAACTGCGCCACGGGGATGCCGCTACGGCTGGTCCCGTCGTGGGTGGTGACCGTCATCGTCTGCTGCTCGCCGTCGTCCTGCACGGATTCGACGTAGCCGCGGATGATGAGGCCGCGCAGCGCGGCCGCCGTCCTGTCGTCCACCGTCAGGGCTCCAGCTCGCGCGCCGTGCTGCCGCCGGTGGCGGCCGCCGCGGCGGCGCGGCGCCGGGCGCGGTGGTCGCGGCGCTTCCGGCGGCGCTCGCCCTCCTCCACCAGGTCGAAGGCCTCAGGGCCGGTCACCGTCAGGACCGTCTTGTTGCCCGGCTCGCCGAGGGAGGAGACCACCCGCTTGATGAGCATGTCCCCCTCGATCCCCGAGATCGCGTCGCGCACGAAGGTGAGCTCGTTCGGCCGCCAGCGCCGGGGCGGCTCGCCGGCGTGCCAGCCCAGCACCGTGTAGGTCAGCTCGTCGGCCTTGCCGCGCGCCACCCGCAGCCGCCACTCCGCCTGCTGCTGCAGCGACGCGCCGCCGGATTCCGTCTTCGAGAGCCACACCCTTGGGCGGTAGCGCTGGATCTCCGGGTCGCGCGCCTCGCCGCGCCGCGCCACCCGCGCCCGGGTCGCGGCGCGCGCGGTCGGCGTGCGGGCGGCGGGCGGGGCGGCGGCGAGGTCGCCCTCCGTCAGCGGGTCGGCCCGGCTGGCGAGCGCGGCGGTGCCGCCGGCGGCCGCGCGGCCCGCCGTCCCCGGCGTCTGTCCCTTCACGATGTAGCGGCTGAAGAGGTCGGCGTGGGACCGCCGGAAGCCCCCACTCTGGGCGTTGCCCGGCAGGTTCAGCGCGGCCGGGGCGCGCCCGGTGCCGCCCCGGGTGAGGACCAGCCCGCCCACCCCGTCCGACACGGCCAGGATGCCTCGCTGCCGCATGGCCTTCTCGATCGCGTCCATGACCAGGTCGTCGGCGTCGAGGGAGAACTTCGGGAAGGCGTCGCCCATGTCGACGTCGGCCCGGACCGGGATCCCGAAGGGCGCGGCCAGGCGGCGGGCGATCTCGTCCAGCTTCAGGCCGGAGTACTCGGCCGGGCCGTCCGGGTTGGCCGAGCAGTCCACCATGTCGCCGGTGCGGTCGCGCGCCGAGACCTGCAGGCGCCAGCTGTCGGCGTCCCACCCGCCGTCCAGGTCCTCGACGTAGCCGAGGAAGTCGAGCTCGCCGTCGACCTCGATCCGCAGCTCGTGCCCGGCGTCGAGCGCGAAGGCGATGTCCTGCAGCCCGCCCATCCGGTTCACGCGCCCCTCGTCCCGGGCATCGAAGCGCACCGTCCCCGCTAGGTCCCCGAGGTCGCGGCTGACCTCGATCGAGGTCCAGTCCGACCACACCATGCCCGCCACCTTCATCACCACGCGGGGCAGGGTCACGGCAGCCACTCCAGCTCCGCCCCGGGCGGCACGGCCGAGGGGTGCAGGATGCGGTTCCGGCGGACCAGGTCCTCCATCACCGCGCGCACCCGCCCCGGGCTGTCGCCGGCGACGTGCTGGGCGATCACCCAGGCCGGCACGCGGGCGGCCGGGCTGGTGACCTGGCGCGTCGGGGGCAGACGGCCGATGCGCTCGTGCATGTCGGCCGCGACGGCGCTGCGGAGGGCGAGGAGGCCGCGCCACACCGGCCCGGCCGCCTCCGGATCGGCCAGCGCGGCGAGCGCGGCGTCGGCCGCGGCGCCGGCGATCGCCGTCTCCAGCCGCGCCTGCCAGCTCCGGGCCTCCTCCCGGCTCTCGAACTCGATGCTGCCCGCCGCTTCGCAGGCGGCCGCGACGAAGGCGCACCGCGCGGCGAGCGTCACGGCCGCCGCGGCCGCCAGGGGTTCGGTCGCCGCGATCACGGTCGCTGCCCCCCCGGCCGCGGGCAACACGGCCACGGGCTGGGGCTGCGGGAGCGCGGCGGCCCCCGCCAGCAGCGCGCCGGTGGCGACGCGCGCCTCGACCAGCGCCGCGGGATCGGTGGCGCCGCCCCCCGGGGCGATGAGGGGGACGGGCGGGCGGGTGCCGGCGGCCGCGATCGCGGCCGGGGCGGCGGCGATCGCGCCGTAGACCACGTCGGCCGAGTAGCGCGAGGCGGGCGCGCCGAAGAGGCCGTCGAGATCGCCCAGCACGCCGCGCAGCAGGCTCCGCAGGATCCCGCTGCCCCCTCCGGAGACGAACCCGATCACCGACCGCACCACCGAGGCGACGCCCCGGATCACGCCGCGCACGGCCGCGATCACCCCCAGGGCGAGGCGCACCGGGGCGAGGACGCGGCGCAGGAAGCCCCGCACCTGCGCGCGGAGGGCATCCGCCTTCGCCAGCAGGTCGCCGAAGGTGTCCCGCGCCGGCGCCGGCTGCTCGATCCAGGGCTCGAAGGTGGCGCTGAAGGTGGCGAAGCGGATCCGCCGCTCGTCGAACTGGATCGGGCAGGGGTCGACGAGCACGACCTGGAGCTCGCCGTACCAGGGATGGATCAGCGTGCCCGGGCCCGGGGTGTTGAAGGCCTCCTCCAGCTGGAGCGCGCGGCGGACGTAGTCGTCGCCGATGATCTCCCCGTTCACGGTGATCCGGCCGGACACGCCGCCGAGGTCCTGGTGGATCACGCCGTCCCGGCCGGGGAAGGCGAAGCGCTGCACGCGCCGCCCCGCCTCGCGATCCCCGGTCGGGATCTCGAACTCCACCCCGCGGAAGGAGGGGAGGAAGAGGCTGTCGAAGAGGGAGCCGAGGGTGCCCGACATCAGGGGCGCGCCAGCATCGGGCCGGCGCTGGCCGGCGCCAGGTCGACGCCGGGCGTGCGGCTCTCGACCTCGCGCACGCGGGTGTTCGGCCCGGCCTCGACCACGATCCGGCCACCGACCGTCACCGCCTGCCGCGCCATCACCGCGCCGGGGCTGGCGTTGACGCGGCGCCGCTCGTCGGCCGGCACGGGCTGGCCCTCCGTGTCGGTGGTGCGGGAGGTCTCGCCGGCCTGCCCGTTGGCCCGCGCCTCCGCCTCGGTGGAGGGCATGGCGCGCCGCGCCGCGTCGATCGCCGCCTGGATCGGCGCCCAGATCGCGCCGAAGGCGTCGCCGATGGCTCTGAAGAGGCCTCGGAAGAAGTCCGGGAGCGCGGCCCATGCCGCCTTGAAGGCGTTGACGGCGGCCGTGACCGCCCCGCCCGTCCAGCCGTCCACCCAGCTCGCGAAGGCGCTGAAGGCCCCCTGGACGACGCCCCACAGCGTCGATCCCCAGACGGAAAGGAAACCCCAGACGCCCCGGAACGCCTCGGCCGCCGAGGCGACCGCGCCTCCGATCCACGCCATGACCCAGCTCGCGAAGTCGGTGAAGGCGGCCTGCACGCCCGGCCAGAGGTCGTTCCCCGCCCAGGCGACCAGCCCGGTCCAGAGGTTCTGGAAGCCGGTCGCCGCGCCCGTGACCGCACCCCCGGTCCACCCGTCGACCCAAGCGACGAAGTCCGTGAAGAGGGTCTTAACGATGCCCCAGAGGCCCCCGAAGAAGGAGCCCAGGCCGCTCCACATGCGCTGCACGGCAGCGACACGGTTGGCCTGCGTGCCGGTGAACCAGCCGGCGACCCACTGAGCGAACCCGCCGAAGATGTCCCTCACGCCGGCCCAGAGCTGCTGGAAGAAGCCCCGGAAGCGCTCCCAATTCCGCCAGATGTGCAGGCCGGCAGCCACCAGGGCCGTGGCCAGCGCGGCCGCAACGACCGCCGCGGCGGAGGCGGCCAGGCCAAACCCCATCAGCACCCGCATGATCCACGAGAAGGGGAGCAGCAGGACCTTCAGCACGGCGCCTACCATCCCGATCCCCTTGATCACGGGGACCACGGCAAGGGCCACCGTGCCGAGGGCGCCGGCCCCGACGATCAGGGCCGCCCCCCAGCCGAGTACGCCATCGATCAGGCCCGGGTGGGCGGCCTCCACCTCCTCCATGCGGTCGTGCAGCCAGTCCATCGCGTCGTTCAGCATGCGGATCTGCGGCATGACGGCGGCGCCGAGGCGGCGGCCGAACTGGTCGGCCCCCTCGGAGGCGCGCTCGATCTGGATCCGGAAGCCTTCCCACCGCGTCTGGAAGCCCTGGTCGAGCAGCCCGGCGTTCGCCGCGGAGGCCGCCTGCAGGATGCGCCGATACTCCCCCACGTTGTTCATCATGGGGCGGAGGAAGTTCAACACCTGCATGTCGCCGAAGAGGTTGCCGACCCTGAACATGTCGCCGCGGGTCAGGGTGCGGATTCGCTGGATCACCGCCTCGACCGGGTTGATGCCGCGGCGGGCCGCGTCCGCCAGCAGCCGGGGCAGGTCGACGCCCATCTTCTTGAAGTTCTCGACCACCTCCGGGGAGGTGATCTTGGCAAGGAAGTTGCCGAGGTTGTTGGCCGCCTCGGACGACGTCGCCGCGCCGCGCCGGGCCACCTGCAGCATGGAGGACAGGCTGGTCACCGCCCGCTGCCCGGTCAGCCCCAGTCCCTCCGCCTGCGCCGTCAGGCGCGGGAACTCGGAGGCCATGTCGCGCAGCTCGAAGCGCCCCTCCATGCCGGCCTGCGCCATGGCGGCGAAGGCCTGCGTCATCCCCTCGGGGCCGATCCGGAGGTTCTGGTTGAGGGAGATCGCGAGCTTGGACAGGTCGGACAGGGAGGCGCCGGTGGCCGTCGCCGTGCGCGCCAGCAGCGGCATCATCTCCTGGATGACGTTCCGCGGCAGGTTGGCCGCGACCAGGTCGGCCGCCGCTTCGGCGATCGCCTGGCTGCGCTGGCCGGTGGCGCGGGCGAGCTGCTCGTACTCTCGGGAGATGACCGCGACCTGTCGTGTCGCCTCCGCCCCCACCATGCCCTGGGTGATGGCGCTCTGCCGGAGGGCGTCCTCGTAGGCGGCGACGGCCTGGACGGGCCCGGCGAAGGTCAGCGCCGAGCCGATCAGCCCGACGCCCGCCATGCGCTGCGCCAGGCCCCGGATCCGCTCCAGGCGGCTCTGCAGCTGCGTCAGGCGCTCGAAGCCGCGCCCCATCACCTCCAGGATGAAGGACGCGCGCAGGTTCCGCGGGCCGGCCATCTACTGCTTCTCCGCCTGCTCGATGAAAGCGGCCGCCGCGCCGAGGTAGAACTCGACGTCGGCGGCCATCAGGGCCTCCAGCTCAGCCCGGGACCACCCGTAGTGGTGGGCGACCGCGGCCAGCCTCAGCGGCCAGTCCGCTTCCCACTCCCCAAAAAACGGCTGGCGATGCCGATGGCGTCGTTGATGTCCTCGCCGTCCATGCGGTCGAAGATCGGACCGAACCTGCCCTCGGGGATCCGGGAGGAGCGGGCCAGCATGATCATCGGCAGCGCCCCGCCGTTGGAGGCCGCGCCGATCGCGCGCATGTCCATGCCGGTGAAGCGGTGGAGGTGGAGCTGCTCGGTCTTCTCCTCGCGCACCTCGGGGCTGCTGGGCTTGCGGAACTTCACCGTCACCGGGCGCAGCAGAGGCAGGACGTAGGAGCCGTCCTCCTGCAGGACGGCGCGGGCCGGGATCGCGTCCTCGGCGCCCTCGTCGTCCCGCAGCAGGACGACGCCGTCGTCCCCGCCGGCCGGGGCGGCGCCGACCGCGCCGTCCCCCCCCAGGGTCACCACGTCGTCCCAGTCGGGGATCCCGCCCGGCCCGGCCAGGTCAACCATTGATCAGCTCCTCCGGCTCGCCGCAGTTCCACTTCGCCTCGACCTTGCCGCCCTCGCCGCCGGTCGCCTCGGGCCGGTTGACGAGGAAGGCGTCCGGCCAGGAGTAGGTCTGGCCCGTATCGCACTTCACGATCAGCGGCCCCTCGCCCGGGTCGAAGAGGTCGACGAGGCTCAGCCCGCGCGGCAGGGGGAAGCTGCCCGTCACCTCGGAGGCCTCGAACTCCTGCGCCCGGTTCGCGCGGCGCCCCGTCGGGACCAGATTGTTCTTGATCCCGCCGACCTTGATCTTCGCGCCCTTCTCGACGTCGAGATCCCGGCCGCGCCAGTTGATGTCGACGATGCCCAGCGTCTGCGCCATGGCGCGGTGTCCCCCTTACGCCTCGAACTCGAGGACCTGCGCGTCCACGATCAGGTTGCCGATGATCCGGATGGGCGTGCGCTCGTTCAGCCGATTCCGGTCGTCGGCCCGCTCGAAGACGGCCTCGCGCGAGGTGCGCTTGGTGTCCTCGATCCAGCCCCGGCGCTCGTACAGGACGCACCGCGCCGCCCAGGCGCCGTGCATGAGGCGCGGCGTGACCACGCTGTCCGAGCCGATCGCCGCCGGGCTGTCGTCGTCGGCCAGCTTGTGGCGGCCGTAGTTCAGCGCCTTGAAGAGGTTCCAGTCGTAGCGGACCCGGCTGTTCGTCTTCGGGACCATGATGTCCAGCCAGGCCTCGTCGTCGGCGCCGAGGTCGCTCTTCTGGTAGAAGGTGATGACGCGGGAGAGCACGACCCGCCCGTCGTCCGTCTGGGTGAACGTGCTGTTGCCGTCCATCAGCAGGGCCTGCTGGTCCTCGTCGGAGAACAGGTCCTCGATCGCCGGGCCGACGATGTCCTCCAGCACGATGGTCCGCAGCTGGCGCGCCGGGTCCTCGGTCAGGTGGTAGGAGGCCTTGCCGCAGAGGGCCGCCGCCCACGCCCAGGTGGGGGAGCCCGCCCGCTTCGCGCCGATCGCCGAGACGAAGGGGCTGTTCCGCGCGGCGCCGAGCGCCGCCAGCTCGCCCACCGTGCCGCGCCAGCCGACGTAGCCGTGCGCGTCCTTCCGGCTCCCGGCGCGGTACCGCGCCGCCAGCTCCGCCTCGATCACCGTCAGGGAGGCGGCGTCGTTGTGGGCGAAGGCGATGTCGGTGAACCAGGTCGCGGCGATCGCCGTCAGGGGCACCGTCACGTCCGGCACGCCGGCGCCGCCCGACATGGCGGTCACGGTGGAGATCAGGCCGGCCGGCGTCGCGTCCCCGATGACGGGGTTCGCCCGGAGGTCGATGCCGTTGCCGAGGGTCCCGCCGTGCTTGGCGGTGAGCACCACCTCCCCGTTGGTCGCGTTCGTGGAGGCGACGATCGGCATCAGCGGGATCAGGTTGATCGCCGCGACCAGCGCCGTCGCGATGGAGGCGAGGGTCGCGCCGGCGGCCACGACGGAGGTCACGCGGCGCCCGGCGATGTTGTAGGCGAGCGTCCCGGAGGCGCTGGGCGAGGAGGTGAGGGCGATCTTGCCCGTGGCCTTGACGGCGCCCGTGGCGTCGCCCTGGGCCATCATCCAGATCTCGGTGGTCCCGTTGTTCTTGAAGAAGGCGCGCGCCATGGCGTGCGCGATCGAGCCGTTGCCCCAGCGCGCGGCGGCCTCCTGCTCCCGGAACAGGCGCACCGGGACGTTCAGCACCCCGGGCGTGCCGGTGATCGCCTGGGCGATCAGCAGGACCTTGGTCGGCCACTCGGCGACGCCGGTGCGGTCGTAGCGCGCCCGGATCTCGGTGCGGCTGCCGGGGACGCGCCAGGCCTCGGGGGTCTCGTTGAAGGTGATGGTGCCCATGACCCGCTCCTACTCGCTCGCCGCGCCGCGGCGGCCCCTGCCACCCGCGCCGCCGGCCGGCGCCTCCTCGGCCGGCGCGTGGCCCAGCGCCGCCTCCGCATCGGGCTTGGCGACGGGGTGGCCCTCGTCGTCGATCTGCTCCAGGTCGCCGTCGGCGATCTTGCAGCGGACATAGGTGTCCAGCGTCACCAGCCCGCCCTCCTCGGGGATGGGCTGGCCCGTGCCGGCCAGGTCGCGCACGCGGCGCCCCTTGCCGGGCCGGACGCGGATCTGGGTGGGGGTCGCGCTCATGCGGGCGGGGCCTCGGACTGCTCGAAGGGAAGAGGGATGGGTTCCGCCGGCTCGCCGGGGAACTTCCAGCTGCTCTGGACGGTGAGGAAGAGGTCGCGATCCAGCACGGGCGGCACGTTGCAGGCGACGTCGAGGTCGATGCCGACGATGACGACGTGCTCCGCCGTCAGGCCCTCGATCACGAGGTTGGAGGCGCCCTTCACCATGACGGTGCCGATGTCGCGGACGACCATGCCGTGCAGGCCGGCGATCGCGGCCTGCACCATGTGGAAGACGCCGTGCCCGCCGGCGTCGCCGACGTGGCCCGGGGCGGGGCCGCCGCTGTTCTTCACCGCGACGAAGACGGTCCAGTCGCCCGAGCCCTGGAAGCTCTTGCCCGTGTTCTCCTTCGGGCGGACACCGCCCCAGCCGAGCGCGACCAGCGGCGTGCGGCGCAGCAGGTCCTCCCATTCGCCGGTCGTCATCCGCGCGGAGACGAAGGCGGGCTCGTCGAAGGCCGTGCCGCCGAAGATGGCCTTCAGGCGGCCGTTGAGGGCGTGGTAGGCGCCGATCAGCGGCCCGCCGGCGCCCAGCAGCTGCTCCAGCTCGCTCACCAGCCCAGCCTCCCGCCGGAGGGGATCACCCGCTCGCGGTCGGAGAAGCGCGCGGCGACGCCGCCCGCCCCGCCCGTCGCGGCGCCGGCGGCCGGCAGGTCCAGCAGCACGCCGCCCTCGGCGACCTGCTTCAGCCAGCTCACCGCGCCGTCGCGGGCGTCCTTCACCTGCGTCGACGGCGTGCGGTCGCCGCCGAGGGAGAGCTGGTACCGGGCCAGGTGCATCACGTTCAGCACGAGGGACGCCGGGAAGGGCGCCCGCAGCGGCAGGGCGTAGCGCTTCCGCAGGTAGTCGTCCGCGATGCCCGAGGCCTCGACCAGGGCGCCCGCCATCTTGTCGATGTCGGGGGCCTCGTCGCGCAGCTTGTCCTCCGCGGTCAGGCGGGTCATCTCGACCCGCCCCCACTTCGTCACCAGCTCGTCGGGCGTCGCGTAGAGGGACATGCGCGGAGGTCAGCCCGCCGCGTTGCGGCCGCGGGGGCCGCGCGGCGGGGGCGGCGCGGGCGGCGGGTCCGTTACCACCGGGGCGCCGGACGCCAGCGGGTCGGCGGCCCCGAGGTCCGCCGCCGGCACGCGGTCCGCGACCGCGGCGTCGGTGGAGGTCACGACGGCGCCCGGGACCTCGCCCAGGGGCAGTGCGCCCGGGCTGGCGGGCGACGTGCCGATCGAGGCCTCGGTCGAGCGCAGGGCGGAGAGGGCCGGGTCCACCTCCGGCACGGCGCCGAGGACCACCTGCTCCGCGCCGGGAAGCCCCGGCACGGGGATGGCAGCCTTCCCCGCCGCGGGCGGGTCGGCGTAGTTCGCGGCCGCCGCGGAGCGCACGCGCGGGTCGACGCTCGCCAGGTAGTCGGCCGCCCCCGTCGCCTCCGGCGCCCGGTCCAGCGTGGCGAACACCGAGCCCCCCTCGCCGACCAGGTCGACGAGGACGACCTGCAGCGGGTCACGGCGGATGACCTCCAGCTGGTCGCTGGTGAAGGCGGCCTCGTCGTAGACGGCGTGGGCCGGGTGGGTGATGCCGGCCAGGCGGTAGCCGGGACGGCTGCAGACGATGCGGATCCGGGACATGGGGTTCCTCAGGCCAGGTAGGGGGAGACGAGGGCCTCGGCCGTGCCCCGCATCACGTTCGACGTGCTGGCGACGATGTCCGCGGTGAGGATCCGGCGCGCGGCGCCCTCCAGGGAGGGCGGCACCAGCAGGAGGTTCGGCCGCAGGCCGAGCACCTTCCCGTAGTCGCCCTTCATCGAGCCCATCGACGCCCGCGCCGCCTCGTAGTTCTCCGCCGTCAGCGGCTGGCGGGAGGCGTAGATCAGCTGCCAGAGGCCGAAGCCGGCGTTGCAGCGGCCGTCGACGCCGTAGCGGTACTCCTTCCGGTCGAAGACGACCTCGTCGGTCGCCGCGTCCATGCGGACGAAGTCGAAGGCGCGGCGCTGCTGGAAGATGAAGGGCTTGATGGCCCGGGTCGTGTCGATCAGGAACCAGGGCGTGCCGGAGCCGCCCTGCGTGTTGCTGACCGAGATCACCCGGCCGGCCTCGTCCAGCACCGGGTGGTCGGTGTGGTACATCGGCTGCCCGTCGTAGCAGATGCCGGTGAAGCCGAGCTTGGCGAGCCCGTAGATCAGCTCGTCGGGGAACACCTTGGTGGAGCGCCCCATCTCCTCGAACATGGGGTTGTAGAGGCCGATGTTGTCGTCCTCGACGTCGTCCCGGTCGACGCCGATCGTCAGCTCCCAGGGCTTGTTCTTGATCGTGTAGCCCGAGGCCTCGACGTTCTGGACGACGCGGGCGCCGATCCACTCCCGGATCTTCGGGAGCATGTTCAGCCAGCCGTACTCGTTCATCTTGGTGGTGGACGGCACCGTCATGGCGATCCGCGCGTAGGTGGATTCCACCCCGGCGAAGCCGCCCTGGAAGGCCGTCGAGTACCCGACGTAGAGCGACTGCAGGCTGTTGCGGTTGATCAGCATCGGCGGGGGTTCCTCAGGTCTCGACCCAGACGCGCCCGGCCTCGTCGAGGCCCCGGCAGATGCCCGCGACGGAGCGGGTGTTGGTGCCGCTGGTGCGGGCCACGGTCTCGTCGTCGACGATGTAGACCGGCTTGCCCCAGTCGGCCTTCGTGACGGCGTCCGCGCTCGCGGAGTTGCCCCAGGCGAAGGTGCCGCGCAGCACGTCGACACCGGTCGGGTCGGCGGCCGTCGAGGTCTCCGCGCGGCCGACGGCCGTCAGCGTGGTGGAGACGGAGCCGGGCACGAGGTCGCCGGCCGCGTTCAGCGCCACCAGCCCGCCCTTGTGGATGACGGCGCCGTTGGCGGGGACGAAGCGGGACGGCGAGAAGTGCTCGCGGCGCGGCGTGTTGCGGGCCTTGGAGAGCGCCATGTCACACCACCTCCAGGCCGGCGGCGGCCTTCCGCTGCTTGTACTTCTCGCGATCGACGCCCATCAGCTCGATCACCCGCTCGTCGTCGGCGGTCAGGCCGTCGGCCGCCGCCGCGGTCGGGGCTCGGCCGCCGGTGCCGCCGTCGTTGATGGAGGGGAGCGCCTTCAGCTCCGTCTCCACGCCCGTCGGGTCCTGGACGTGGCGGGAGATGAAGTGGTCGCGCAGGGCACGGATCGGCTTCCCGGCCAGGATGGCGGCGTCCACCACCACGGTGGCCCGGTCCTTCGCCTGCTGCGACAGCGCCGTATCGAGCCGCGTCTGCAGCTCCACCACCTTGCCGGCCAGCCCCTGGTCGTCCCCGCGGGCGGTGAGGGCGGAGACGATCTCCGGCACCCCCTTGCCGGCGACGCCCGCCGCGGTCGCGATCTGGCCGATCTGCGTCGCGTGGGTGGAGACCTCCGTCTGGCGGGTAGTCGCGGCGGCGACGATCGCCGCCTCGTCCGCGCTGCTGGCGAGCCCGAGGGCCTGCCGCAGCTGGGCGTGGAAATCCATGCTGGGTTCCTGCTGGTGAAGGGAGGCGAGGTCGAAGTTCGGGGCGTTCGTCAGGCTGGCCCGGACGATGCTGTGGACCTGGCCGGAGGTCCGATCGACGGCGATCGCCGGGCTCAGGCCGCGGTAGGCCCGGTCCGCCATCAGCGCCCGGCCGCGCTCGGTCCACTCGACGCGGGACCAGATGCCGTCGGCGCGGGCCTGCAGCTCCACCATCCAGGCGGCGGCCGGGGCGGCGCCGCCGTGAACCATGGCGTGGTCGGTCGCGTGGTTCTCGTCGAGCACGAGGCGGGTCACGCCGTCGCTGCCCTGGGAGTGGAGGATGACCGCCTGCGCGTCCTCGATCCGGTAGGGCCCGCGCCCGTCGCGGCCGCGGAACTCCCCGGCCGGGCAGACGTGGATCCACTCCGGCACCTGGCCGGGCTCGGCCGCCGGGAGGGCGGTGTGGAGGGTGGTGATGATGGGCGACATCGAGGGCGGAGACTGCCCGCACCACCGCGTCCAGATCAGGTGTGCGGACGCACCCCGGGGCCGTCCCTTCCCGCGCGCGCGGGCATCGCAAAATCGGCGATGCAGGAGGCTATCGCTGAGCCTTCTGGCCGGCGGACGGGCCGGATGCCCCGTGGCGGCCCCCGGACCCGCCTCTTAGAGCCCCTTAAAGCCTCTTAGAGCCCGGGTCCGCCCCGGCCGCCATCCCGCGATGATGCCTCAGCCCCGCATCGCGCGGGAGAGGCCATCGAACACGACCTCGCGGATCGTGTCCGCGTCCCGCGCCGAGAGGCCGAGGTAGGGGCGCGCGGGAATGGTGACCGACTGCGCGAACACCAGCGCGCTCTCCGGCCGCGCTCCGCGCTTCGTCTTGACCATCTGCCCCGTCGCCAGCCGGAAGACGAGGGCGGGCGCGTTGCGGGGCCGGATGGTGGCGCCGAACTGGTGGACCGCGGCGTAGATCTTGTTCGACCCCACCACCACGGCCCGGCCGCGCACGTCGGAGCTGATGCTCCCCTGCAGGCCGCCGCGCATCGCGCTCTCCCGCAGAATCCCCGGTCCACGCTTCAGGGGGGCGTAGAGGGGATGCAGCGCCGCCCAGGGCCGCCCGTCGGGGTCCACGCCCTGATCGAAGCGCTCGCGCACGTTGCGCGCCAGCCCGACGCCGATCGCGCGCAGGATCCCGTCCCCGCGTTCGAGCACCGTCAGCGCCACGATGGCGCGGCGGACCTGGGCGTCCTCGAAGCGAGCGGTGAAGGTGACGCCGGCCATGCTGGAAATCCTCGGATGTCTGCCCTACGTTCGACGGGTAGCCGGGCCCGCGGTGTCGCTTCGCGGCCGGTTATCCCGCCCTGGTAGCGGGAAATTGGTGGAGGGCCTGGCGCTCCCTCCCCGGCTACAACTCCCCCTTCAGGCGCTCGAAGAGAGCCGGATCGAGCAGGCTGCCGCGGCTGACCATGCCGCCGCTGATGACCTGCGAGGCCGTGACCTTGCTCCGCCGGCCCGATACCCCGCCGACGAGGGAGATCGTGCGGTCCACCGCCACCACGAGCTTGCCCAGCCTCTCCTCGTCAGCCCGGGAGGACCGGAAGGCGTAGACCAGGTTGCCGTTGTCCTTCTGGCGCAGCACGGCGAGCGGCTCGGCCAGGATCTGCGGCATCCTGACCAGGTCCTCCTCGGCGATCGCCACGCCGACGCCGCCCGGCTTCTTCACGCGGACGTCCTTGCCGGCGATGCGGCGGTACTTGTCGGCCGTCATCACGATCGCCCGGCCGCGCGGCGAGGGGGCGTCGCCGCGCTCCCCGAGTTGTCGGATGAGGTCGGAGCCGATCGACCCCACCGGGATGGGTCGGGGGCTCAGCTCGGCCGCACCGCCGGCGGCCCGCGCCCAGCGGGCGAACTCCGGGACCGTCGCCCCGCGGCCGCGCATCGGCGGGGGTAGCGCCCGGCGCACCTCCCCCTCCGCCGTCATCGCGCGACCGCGGCCGAGCCTGACCGGCTCCGCCTCCCCATCCAGGATGACGCGCGGCCTCGTCGGCGGTGGGTCCGCGGCGACCTGGCCGCTCCCCGGCAGCTCGCCGACCCACAGGCCGGCGCGGCGCTCCGCCTGGCGCAGCAGCCCCTCGAACTCCAGCCCGCCGACGCCTCCCACCCCCGGAACCGGCGGCGGCCAGCCGGGCGGCGGCTGCAGAACCGCGCCCCCCGGGATCTGCGGCGGCCCGCGCCACGCCTCGCCCGGGTTGTAGGCGAAGCCCGGGTCGATCCCGACGGGCACGTCCTCCACCCGCCCCGTCTTGCCGATCGGCACGCGCCGCGTCTCGACCGGCGGCGCCTGGTCCACCTGCGGGCGGCCACCGCGGGAGACGTCGCGCGCCGACATCGGCTCCACCCGGCAGCCGCAGCGCCAGCCGTTCGGCGGGTAGTGGGTGCGCCAGAAGGGGTCGTCGGCCCGCAGCGTGGTGCCGTTCCAGCGCTTGTGCTGCTCCCGCGGGTTGCGCGCGCCGGAGTGGACGTAGCGCCAGTACGGGAAGGCCTCCAGTGTCGCCGGTTCCACCATCTGGGCGTAGCGGCCGGCGGAGTAGGCGGTCGAAAGGTTGGTCTCGAAGATGATGCGGGTGCGCCAGTTCCGCGGCCCGTTGTACTCCCACCCCGTGCGCCCGACGATCTCGTCGAAGCCCTTCCGGAAGTCGGCGAGCGTGGTGCCCTGCTCCAGCGCCTGCTGCACGGCGTCCCGGAAGTCCTGCACCAGCGCCTGGGTGGCGGCGCCGGCGACCATGAAGCTCCGGCTGTGCGCCTCCTGCCAGACGTCGGTCCAGCGTTCGGTGGGCACGTTCACCTTCTGCCGGAAGAACTCGATCGCCTCCCGCGGCGGCAGGGAGACGCCCTCGATCGTGTCGCGACGCGGCCCGGCCACGGATCAGCCCTCCCGGGGGCCGAGCCCGTCCAGGACCGCCGCCTCGCCCGCCAGGTGGGCGATGGCCATGGCCTGCCCCATCGCCGCGCCCAGCGCCTCCGGCGGCAGCTCCAGCGCCGCCAGTCGGCGGGCGAGGTCCTGCATGTCGGTCGCGGCCTCCACCTCGGCCCGCACCGCCTCCGTCAGCCCGTCCATGGCGGCGGCCGCGTCCGTCTCCAGGCGCTGCGTCATCAGCTCCACCAGGTCCGGCTCCGGCCGGCGCTGGGCGTGGGTGGAGACGAGGCGGCGGAAGCCGTGCAGGGAGGGCGGGGGCGGAGCCCCGGGGCGCGGCGGCAAGCCCGCGGGCGGCGCGGGCGCGGGGGGCTTGCCGCCGAGGATCTCGACCGCGGCACCCTCCTTCCCGGGCTTCGCCTTCTCGGGATCGTCCAGGCCGATGCGGTCGCGCAGCTGCGACGCCTCCACCCGGCCGCCCATGTCCACGGCGAAGATCTTGGCCGCGTCCATGAACTCCTTCAGCGGCACCTCGTCCGGCCGGCCGATCCGGATCCGCGGGTAGCGGTCCTGCGGCCCGAAGTTGAAGGCGATGATGGGCTGGCCGAGCTGGCGGTTGACGGTGGCCGAGAGCATCCGCGCGTCGGCCCGCTCCACGTCCTCCTGCACCTGGCGGTGCTCGCGCCCGACGGCGTGGCCACCGGCGATCGCGTCGGTGGTCGCCGTCTGCCCGAGCACGGCCTTCGAGACCTGCTGGTCGAGCCAGTTGGCGCGGCGCTCGTAGTTCTCGGTCGTCGCGCCGAGGCTCTTCACCTCCTGGAACTCGATCTCCATCGTCTTCGGGATGATGGCCGCGCAGTCGCCGGCGATGTTGGCCACCGCGCGCCAGAGCGTGTCGATGTCAGCCGGCTGGGCGTCGGTCCCGTACTTCCCGATCCGAATCGGCTGGCCGAAGTTCTGCGTGAAGACGGCCCAGTCCCGCAGGGTGAAGGCCTTGTACATCCACGCCCAGCTCGCCAACCGCGCGATGCCGGAGCGGAGCACGAGGCCGGACTTGGCAGGGTGCTTGTGGACCACGAACTTGTGCGCCGCCAACGGGACCAGCGATGCAGCCTCCCGCAGGCAGATCGTCTCCAGATCCTCGCGCTCCACTTCGTACCAGCGCTGGGGACGGTAGATGAGCTTCTCCGGCAGGAAGTGGCTCGGCTGGGTGTCCCAGACGATCTCCAGGACCGAGTAACCCTTCCCGATGCCATCCAGCATGTCGAAGAGGGCGGCCTCCAAGTCGCCGTTCTCGATCCAATCGCGGAGGAAGTCGGCGTGCTCGATGTGCACAGGATCGTCGGAGGCAGCCTCGACCGTGATCGGCAGCTGCGAGACCTGGCGCTTCCGGGTGCCGAGGACGCCGGCGTAGTGCAGGTCCCGCTCCTCGATATCCTCGGCCAGCTCCATGTAGCGGAGGCTGTCGCCGGCGGCGGCCGCGCGGTGGATCATCGCCAGCCGCGCCGGCGTCATCCCCTCCGCCGGGTGGCCGGAGATGGGCTGGCGGATCCCGGTGATCGTCGCCCCGGCCCGCACCTCCCGCATGGCGCGGACGTCCGCCGGGAGGATCGGGTTCCCGTACTGGTCAAGTAGCGGCATGGCGTCAGCCCGGCTTCACGGGGGGGATGAGACTGGCCGGCATCTGCCGGCGGTACTTCCAGGCCAGACGAGCCAGCCACTCGGCCTGCTTCACCGACAGCTTCGCCGGATCTTCCTCCGCCCGCAGCGTCGTGCGGCCGATGAAGCCCTTGTCGAAGGTGCCCCCCGGGATGCTGCACCCGCTGAGAGCCCGCGCACGGCGGACAGCGAGGTCGCGATCGGCCGCAGGGAGCCCTGCGGGCTGTTCGGCCAGGTCGAGCTGGGCCACGGTTAGATCCTTCCCCGCAGCCCGCGGCCGCGCATCATGTCGCGCCGGTCCTCCTCAGGCAGGTCGGTGCCGCGCGCACCGGGACGGGCGGCGAGGTAGCCGTAGACCTCCGGCTCCGCCCGGCTGGCGAAGCAGGCCAGCGCGCAGGCGATCGCCGCGTCACCGTGGCGCTTGCCGCCGTCGTCTGCCCTCTGCCGCTGCGGCGGGACCCGGATCACTCCGCGCACCATGCGGAGCAGCGGGAAATCGCCGATCGTGTCTTCGTCCTGGGGGACGGTGATCGTGCCCTCCTCGAAGGCGCTCTTCATCGGCGGCATGTGCTCGCGGTACCAGGGCTCCGAGAGCATCACCTGCTGGACAAGGGAGCCGTACCGCTGGGCGGTCTCCTGGGCCAGGACCATGCCGTTGCCGCCGGCGTCGAGCGCGACCGAGCGCTTCCGGGCCATGGCGTCGAGCACCGCGAAGAGGATCATCTTCTGCTGCTCGTAGGGGATCGTCCGCAACTCGATGACGAAGGGGGTGCGAAGGGCGGTGTCCTGGTCGATGCGGAGCGGCCAGATGACCGACAGGTCCTGCACCAGCGCGAAGTCCATGCCGACCGCGTAGGGGCGGTCCTTGCTGAGGATGGCCAGGTAGGGACCCAGCACGCTCCGGATCCAGCCCGAGCACTCGGCGCGCCGCACCTCCTCCGAGAACATCGCCCAGGCCTTGTCGCGCTTCCAGCGCAGCGTGGGAACGCCGGTCGCCATCCGGGCACGCACCAGGCTCGACGGGATCGGGATGCCACCGCCGCTCGCCGGGATGCAGTTCAGCTCCTCGTCGGCGTTCTCCCGGTACTTCTTGAGGATGTCGTCCCGGAAGGCCTTCCGACCCGCCGGTGTTGCTGGCTCGCCGTTGCGGAGGCAGATGCGTTCGTAGAGGCCCTCGTCCATGGCCTCGTCGAAGGTGCAGCGCTGGAGGGTGTAGTCCTCCTTCCCGGCCCGGATGTTCTGGACGAGCTGGTTGAAGGGGTTGTCCTCCCCGAGGTGGGTGGAGAGCACCATCACCTTCCCACCCCACATCAGGTAGGCGAGGGCGGCCTTCATCACGCCGGGGAAGTCGTCCATGAAGGCGACCTCGTCCAGGATCGCGAGGCCCTGCTTGCCGCGCAGGTTCCGGGCCACGCTCGGCAGGGCGAGCACCTCAAAGCCGCTGGCGAATTTGACCCGGAAGGCCTTGATGTCCTCCTCGGGCCGGTCGGGATTGGTCCAGAGGAACTCCTGCACGCCCTCGCAAGCGATGTTGAAGGCCTTGGCCCAGTCGGCGACGTAGCCGATGAACTCGCGCGTCATCTCCTTCTCGTAGCCCATGTAGAGCACGTCCATGCCCTCGGCCTCGTGGCTCTTGGCCGCGGTCAGAGCGGCGATCGCGGCGGCGGTCCAGCTGTAGCCGGTACGACGCGACTTCTCGACGACGACGACGCTGCGCCGAGGCTCGATGGCCGCAACGAGGCGCTGCTGGTAGGGCAGCAGGACGGCGGGGAGGCGGCGGTCCATCATGCAGTTACGCCGAGGACCTGCGCCGCGATGAAGTCCGCCGTCTCGCTCGACATGCCCTTCGCCTTCGCCGCCTCGGACGCGCGGCCGGCGGCGGCCTTGCGCTCCTTCTCGGCCGCCCGCTTCTCGATGGTCTCGCGTAGCGCCGCGTCGTGACGGCTGGTCCGAACCAGGCGTTCGAGCGTCTGCGCCACGGTGAGGGAGGACTTGGCATCGGGAGGCGGCGCGTCCGGGTCCTCGGAGTTGAGGATGTCGAAGAGGTCCACCTCCACCGACTTGATCAGGTGCCGGAGGAGCTTGTTCTCCGGATCCGCCCCGAAGTCCCGCTCCACGGCCTGCGCCACGAACATGGCGCGTCTCCGGTTCTCCGACAGCTTGTTGACGCGCTGGGTATAGCGGCCAAGCGCTGAGCGCGAGATCTCGCGCACCTCCAGCGCCCCCAGGTGCGCCATGATCTCGTCGAGGGATCGGCCCTCGTCGAGGAGGCGGCCGATCTGCTCGCGAACCTCCGGCCCGAGGCGATCCACTGAGGAGGGGCGCGGCACGGGCGTCTACCGCGGGTCCGGTCGGGCGACGCCAGGATGCGGAGCGCCCTCCGCTACTTCCTTGCCCGCCCGGGTGAGGGTCCCGATGTGCGTCTCCGAGCCGTCGTCGTTCGGGCTTCGCTCGATGCGGGCGAGGCCATGCTCGGCCAGCCAAGCCAGATCGGCTTGGATGACGGTGACCCGGTGGACGCCTCGGCCGAGCCCCTTCAGCGACAGGCGCAGCACACCGTCGGACAGGCGATAGCCCGGCTCGCGCATCAGCAGGTCGAGGATGACGCCCCGGCGATCGGCGGCGAGATCGTCGAGGACGCTCATCCGGCCCCCTTCGGCAGGAGCGCCTTCAGCAGGATCTCCTGGCGCCGCTCGATGCCCTGCAGGGTCTCGCCGTGGCCCCTCACCGCAGCGCCGAGGGCAGCGTTCTGCTGCAGGACGTCCTTCACGTCGTGACGGATCGTCTTCACATCCTCCTTCGTCGGTAGGGCGTGGACCTGCTCCTCCAGGGCTTCCGTCCGCTCGGTGACCCTCTCCACGATGTTCTTGACGGTGCCAACCTCGCTCTTCACGCCGTCGACGGCCGCCTGAACCTTGCTCAGGTCGGTGTGCTCGACGAAGACGCCCGAGAGATTGCTCCGGATCCAGGCGCGCACGATGAAGCCGATCACGCCCCCCATGAAGGTGGCGACGATGGCCAGGGCGCTGAGATCCCGGACCGTGATGTCGAAGTCCCAGTCCATGGCCGTCAGTTCACAGCGGGCCGGTCGGCCGAGACAGCGCTACTCCCCGCAAGCGCCTCCAGGCGGAGCTTCAGCATCTGGCGCAGATCCTCGGCGTCGAGCTGGAAGTGGGCGGTCCCGCCAGGGATCTTGTCGTAGACGTAGCTGACGGCCTGCAGAACCTCCCGCTCCAGTGCCGCCGCCGCGGCGGCCGGCGGCGGCCCGATCGGGCTCAGTGCCGAGGCGACCGTCTGCAGCCCGAGCCGCCCGAAGATCGCCTGCACCAGCGTGTCCAGCAATGGCAGGAGGTAGGCGCGCACCTCCGCGTCGTTGGCCAGCCGCCGGCTCACTAGCCAGGTCGGGAGCACCTTGCGGAGGACGACGGCGCCGACGGCCAGGGCGATGCCGAAGGGCACGCTGTTGACGATCGCGAGCCAGATGACCACCCCGCCGCGCGAGATCTGCTCGGTCGCGACGACCGCCTCCGCCGAGAGCGCCAAGCGGGGTGCGAGCAGCAGGAGGAGGGTGGAGAGCGCGACCAGCAGGATCAGGGCGCGCCAGGAGAGGATGAAGGGCAGCCGCGGGTTCACGACTTGGTCTCCGTGGAAAGCGGCAGCGCGGCCGCGCAGAGGATGGTCAGGGCGGCGCAGCGGCGCATCCAGCCGAGGCCGAAGTTCGAGAAGGTCGACAGGTTCGCGTGGTGGACCAGGCGCTGCGCCATGACCTCGGCGAGGAGGGGGCCGATCGGCGCGCCGCGCACGGCCGCCAGCGTCACCGGGCCGATGTCGCCGTCCTGCTTCACCTTCAGCGCGGCCTGCAGCCACTTCCTCGCGCGGGCCGGGCCGCAGTTCACCCCGCCGTCCATCAGGGCCATCGCGAGCGCGGGCGGCAGGTCGTCGCCGCGCACCGCGTCCCAGTACCGCTTGCGGTAGATGTCTGCGGCCTCGGCCTTCGTCAGCGCCCGCAAGTCGGCCTCCGACGCGGGGCGGCCGCGGTACTCCATGAGGGTGGTGCGCGTGATCCCCATGTTGGTGGCGCCGCCCGGGTCGGCCGGGTGGTTCACGTAGCCGCCCTCGCGGTCGAAGACGAACGTGAGAGCGGCGGCGAAGGTCCGATCGCGGGACAGCGCGGAGGAGGTGGCGGGGAGCATGGCCCAACCTGCCTCGCGCGGGCGAGGCGTTCAGGGGTCCGAACGCACCCCTCGCAGCTTCTCGAACAGGTCGGGCTGCGGCCCGGGACCAGAAGGGCGGGCAGCCGGCGAGGTAGTTCCGCGCAGCGAGCGAGCCACTCCGTTCTTCGTCATACCCATGCGTCGGGCGATCTCAGGCAGCTTCATCCCCTGCGCGGCATAGACGCGGATGCGCCACGCCCTGGCAAGCGGGACGTCGAGCTGCTCCCCACCCCGGTTGGCGGAGAGCTGCGTTGCGAGGTCCACCCCAATCTGCCGAGAAAGGCTTACGTTCGACCGCTCCATCGTCGGAACGTAGATGCGGGTGCCTCCCACCTTCTCGATGAGCCGCAGGACACCTTCCGCACCGATCGCATCGACCAGTTCGGCCAGTTCGGCCGGCGGGGGGACGGGCGGCGCGCTCACGGCCGCCGCCGCATGATGATGACCCACAGCAGCGGGTGCAGGTGCCGCAGGGCCGCCTCCAGGCGCCGCGCGAGCATGCGCCGCCGGCGGCACCGCATGTCGCGCGTGTGGCCCATCAGCCGGCGTTCTTTCCGTCGACGGGGCGCGGCGGCGGCGCTGCCTCCTCCCGCACCTCGGCCGTGACCGAGAGGCGGACGACGGTGCCGTCGGGCAGCCGCATGTCGTGCCGGTGGATGACGAAGCCCGGCCCCCCGGTCTCGGCCATGCTGGGAACCATCCAGGCCACCCGGTCGGCCATCTGGGCGAGCACCCCGGCGGCGGCCGCGCGCTGCTCTGCCGGCTCCGCCTTCAGCGCATGGATCCGCGCCGCGTCGCCGTGGAGGACCCGGCCGCTCATACCGCCTGCTCCCGCCGCACGCGGGCCAGCCAGCCCTTCAGCCCCTCGATCACCTTGTTGGCCTGCTCCGCGTTGAGGAAGCGGTGATCGTCCTTCCCCGTCTGCCGCAGCACGAAGGCCTGCAGGGCCGTCTCCGATTCCGCGTCCCCGTGCGGCCCCTCCCTGCGCCGGTAGGGCGCCAGCTCCGCCCACAGGGCCTCGATCTTCCGCATCTGCCCCCGGTGGTCCGGCCGGCGCTTCTGCGCCGCGAAGCCGAGGCGCCGGAACTCCTTCAGCACCAGGTCGAGCCCCTGCAGGGTCGCGTCGGCCGCGCTGGTGACGCCAGCGATGCGTTGGAGCAGAGCTCGGTAGCTGACGTCCTCCATGGCGAGCTGCTTCTTGCCGACGTGGATCTTCGCGATCAGGTCGCGGCGGGCGGCGCCGCGGGCGCTGCCCCGGGTGGGTGCCTCGTCGTGGACGAGCCGCGGCATGCGGCCCGACGCCATGCGGTCGGTCACGGGTGGATTTCCTCCATGGACAGGATGTCGAGCTGCTTCACCCGCAGGGCCGCGCGGATCGCGGAGCGGTACTGGCTGCGGGCGTGCGACGCGGCGTAGCGGGTGGGCGCGGCGATCAGGGCGATCTCGCCGTCGGTGATGGAGTGGAGGCTCAGCGGACCCAGCCACAGCCGCCACTCCAACTCGGTCGTGGTGGCGCGGAGGGCGTCGAGGAAATGCGCCGGCGCGGCCTCGGCGGCCGGGGCAGCCGTGACCGGCGGCGGCGCGGGATCGGTCGCGAGGAAGTCCCGCCAGTGGCCCGCGCCGAGGAAGGTGCGCGCCTGCCAGCGGTAGAGCGGCTCCACGCACTTCGCCTTGCAGTGCGCGGCGTAGGCGGCGGCCGCGCCGACGAGCTGCTCGGCCTCGACGCCATCCCGGACGAGGGCGGCGAACTCCGCCTCGGCCACCGCCCGCGGGTTCGTCTGCGCCCGGGCAGGGTAGGCGGCCCAGAAGCGCTCGAAGGCCGCCTTCAGGGCGGTCGGGAGGCCGCTGCGCGCGACGCGGTTGAAGAGGCTGGGCTGGCGGGTCATGGCACCTCGCCTGGGATGGCGAGGTACTCACGGCCGTCCAGCAGCCGGCCGCCTGCTTTCGGCGCCCAGCCTCCCCACTGCTTGAAGTGGAAGGGTAGCCTCTCCGCTCCAACGCACTGGTCGCGCATGTCGAGCGCCCATGCCGGGTCCATGGGACGAGCACACGAACCGCTCTCCCCGCCCACGATGACCCAGTCGATCGACACGCGCAGCCAGCGCGCCACGTCCACCAACCCGAGCAGAGGCTCGCACGACAGGAAGCGCAGCTCCGCCGGGATCGCCGCCAGGTGCGGGATGCGGCGATCGGCCTCCTCCTGGTTCTCGGCCGACGTGCCGAGCCACACGTTCCGGTACCCGCCGCCCCAGTCGGCTGGAAGCATGGCGGCGATGTTCTGCGGACGCTTCGTCAGCAGCATCCAGGTCAGCGCGGGCGTGGCGCGGATCAGCGCCCAGAGGTCCTCCCGCGCGCCCTCCGGCGCCCGGTTGTCGAAGACGTCGGCGAGCGAACTGCAGAAGACGCGCCAGGGCCGGCCACTCTCGGCCGCCTGGCGGTTCCAGCGGAGGGGCTGACGCCAGTTCCCCGGCGCGGTGCGGCGGCGCGCCGCGTGCGGCCCCCAGGCGACGCCGAGGCGGCGCGTGGCCAGCTCCTCGGCGTAGCAGTGGTCGCACCCGGGGCTGACCTTCGTGCAGCCGATCCACGGGTTGAAGGTGCTGGTGGCCCAGCTGATGCCGGTCTGCTCAGCCATGGGCGGCCACCAGCCAGCTGATGAGGTAGGCGACGCCGACCCACATGCCGAAGGATGTCACCAGGGCCCAGGCGAGGGGCGAGGGAACGCTACGCATGGGCGCCTCCTGACGCGGTGAACTTCCCGATCTCGTCGCCCCAGGCGTCCCAGCCCTCCGCGGCCTCGCGGGCGAACAGCTCCACACGCGGCTCGGGGAAGACGGCCTCGACGTCGAGGCGGAGCTGGTCGGGCTTGCGGGAGTGCTCGCGCACCGGGGCGACGACGAGGTTCGTGACGCTGCAGGACATGCGCGGCACCCGGCCGCGGACGCCCAGCAGGTAGGGCTCCATGCGGGAGCGGAGGCGGTAGCCGGGCCCCATGTTCCAGGCGCGCCCGGTCGAGGACCGCTTCGCCCAGGCCCCGGCGGTGACGTAGGCGAAGCCCCATGCGGCGAGGGTGGCCAAGGCCTGCGGCAGCATCGGCGCCGTGCCCCAGAGGACGAGGCCGCACCCCTCCGGGTGCGCCAGCTCGGCGACGGGCAGCGCCTGGATCTCGGCCAGCGGCATGCAGCGGTAGTGCGCCTGCGGGCTCTTCCGCTCGCCCTTCGGCGAGCGGAGCGCAAACTCCCACGCGGGATCCGCCAGGATGGTGCGGTACCGGCCCGGCTGCAGGTCGCCGAAGGGCCAGCTCGCCGCGGGGCGGAAGAGGTCGGGCGTGTGGGTCATGCCGCGACCACCCGCAGGCGTGGCCGCGCCACCCGGCGCGGGCCCGGCGCCTCGCCGAACCGCCGCGGCAGGGGCGGCAGGTCCCGCGCGGCGCGCCACGCGACCTCCGCCAGCCGGGCGCAGACCACGCAGGCGTCGACGTCCCCGTCGGGGAGCGGCACGGCGCAGAGGCCGCGGCACACCGTGCACGGGGGCGCGTCGCTCACAGATCGGGTGTCCACGCGACGACCAGGTCGTAGACGGCCCCGAGGTCGAGGTCGCCGCAGGGATAGCCGAGGGCGGTGGGCGGCAGCGCGAACTCGCGCTCCAGCGCGGCCATCAGACGCGCGATGAAGCTGCGCGGGATGCCGAAGTCGGCGTCGAGCTTCAGCTCCCGCCACCTCGCCTCGTTGCTCCAGTCCGGCAGGGCCACGACGTCGGCATCGCTGAAGCGGCGGAGCACGCGCACCAGCCGCGCCATGGTGTCCTCGCCCGAGGAGCGCGGCGCCACGGTCGACCTCTCGTCCTGCACCGGCGGTGCGGCCACCCGCGGCGGGGCTGCGCTGGACTTCCTCGCCGCCTCGTCCATCGAGAAGTAGAGGTCGATGCAGAGCCCCTCGACGTCGAGCGGACGCCCGGCCGGCTGGCGCAGCATCCAGTCGAGGTAGGCGGCCTTCCCGGCGATGATCATCCCGGGCGTCGCGAAGCGGGTCACGAGCGCACCCCCGCCCGGGTCGGGTCCATCTGCAGCCAGGCCGCCTCGACATGGCGGTTGGCGACCGCCTCCCCGGCGGCGGCCGCGTTGCGCGCGGCCATGACGATCACCTTGTTCAGCGTTCCGAGCGCGCCGGGCTGGTTCGCCACGCCGCGGAGCGCGTTCAGCACCTTCTCGTCCTCGAAGCCCCACGCCCCGAGGATCGTCTCGACGTCGCCGGCCTTCGGCTTCGCGCGGGAGAGGCGGGCGCCGACACGGCGCGCGAGCTGGGCGTACTCCTTCTCGCTGACCGCCTGCCCCAGGCGGGTCGGGATCAGGTCGTTGCCCATGATGGCGATGCCGACGCCGCACTGGTCGTGCCAGTGGCGGATCTGGTCCATCCCCTCCAGCCCGTAGTACTGCGCCTCGTCGAAGATCAGCAGCCCGTTGGAATCGCGCAGGCGGGCGGAGATGTCGCGGCTGGTGCGGGTGCGCGCGCCGTAGGCGGAGAGGCCCATCGCCTGCGCCAGGTCCTGGATCACCGACTTCGCGCCGGCGCACCCGCGCTGCCCGGTGATGAGGTAGACGCCGGAGGTGGCGGCCGCGTACTGCCGCGCCGTGATCGTCTTCCCGACCCCCGGCGCGCCGGAGACGAGCACCATGTCCGGCGTGAACTGCGCGTGCTCCAGCATGACGGTGATGTCGCGGGACGTCGGCGTCTGCTGGTAGCCGATGCCGGAGGGCGCGCGGGCGCGGGTAGCGCGCCGCGCCTCCCGCGACTGCAGCCAGATCTCGACGCGGCGGAGGTACTTGTCGGACTGGCCGGCGTAGCTGCCCTGCAGCACGGCCGCGAGGGTGCTCTGCCCGACGCTCTTCCCGTCGGGCCCACCGACCTGCTCGGCCATCTTCTCCCAGGTGATCCCATCCGCCTGCCGCGCCTCGATGCCGCGCTTGCGGATGTCGGCGATCCAGGCCTCGCGGGCCTCTTCGGTCGGGAACTCGTTGCTCGGTACGTCGCTCGGCATGTAGTCTCGCTCCTCTGGGATCCTGGGGTGATCGGCCGGCCAGCACGGCCCCGGGATCGGTTGGTGGGTCAGACGTCCTCGTCGGACCCTTCGATCAGGCGCAGGCCCGGGCGTTCACCCCGGGCCTGCGCGAGCCCGCGCAGCATCATCGCCTCGGCCTCGTCCGCCTCGTCGTCGGCGATCGGCACCGCCTTCAGCGCCGTGGCCCCGAAGACGGGCCGCACGACCCTCTGCTCCGGCAGCGCCGGCGCCTCGGCCTTGTCGAGCGCGGGGATCAGCCGCCCCTGCTCGTGCAGCGGCATGCGGCGCATGGCCTCCGCCGCGCGGCGGGTGTGGTTCAGCGCGGCCTTGCGGGCCCGCGCCGTCTCCTGCGCCGCCGTCTTGTCGAGGAAGCCGACGTCGGCGATGCAGGGCGCCTCGCCGAGGTAGACGCCGTCCGTCCGGTAGATGTGCGCCGGCACGGTGTGCAGGTTGTCCGGGTCGAAGCGGATGGTGACCTTCTGGCCGCGCATCCGGACGAGGAACTCGGCGTGGTAGCGGTTGCCGAGCAGGTGGACCGTGCTGTCGGGCCGGACCGTGACCGCCTCGGCCGCCATCAGCCAGAGGCGGCGCTGCTCGGCGGTCGCGCGGCGGATGCGCGCCGCGTTCGCCGTGTAGCTCTCCTCAAACACCTGGTCGTAGGAGCGCCCCTCGGCCCAGGCGCCGCGCCGGCCGGGCTCGGCGTTGAACCACCCGACGTGCTGCTCGAGGACTGCGCGGAACTCCTCGATCGGCACGGCGCGGCTGCCGTAGTTCTCGGGCTTGGCGTCCGGGCTGTTGCCGACGTAGGCGCCGGCGAAGCGCGGGTCCTTGGCGACGGTGTGCGCCCAGCTCCCGAACAGCCGCTCGATCGGCTTCGACTGGCCGCTGTACGGGTTGGTGAAGTGGACCGCGACGCCGAGCTGCACGAGGATGCCCTCGGGCTCGTCGTCGCGGATCTTGAAGCGGTAGCGGTTCTCCGCGCCGCCGGTGAGCCACTTCGAGGCGAAGTGCCGGCCGTTGTCGAAGAGGGCCGCCTCGGGGATGCCGTAGCGCTCCACCAGGTCCCCGAAGGCGAGCCGCACGGCCTCCTTGTTCTCGGAGCGGTCGAGGCGCCAGGACAGCGCCTTGCGGCTGCGGATGTCCTGGAAGGCGATCATCACCGGGCGGCCGACCGTGCCGTCCTCCCAGCGCACGAACACGTCCCAGATGTGGCCGTCGGCGTTCACCACCTCCAGCGCGCGCAGGCCGCGCACGTCGCGCCGCTGCGCCGGCAGGGCGCGGTTGTGGGCCTCGGTCCCCTCCCGCAGCGCCGTGACCAGCAGGGGCGACAGCAGGTCCAGGCGGCGCTGCGCGGTGCGGGCGGAGGGCAGGCCCCAGCCCTGCTCGGCCGCCATGATCTTCAGCAGGCGCCAGCAGTCGGCGAAGCTCGGCTGTTCCACCCGCAGGTAGAGGCCGCACAGCGCCCGCCAGGCGTCCGGGTGCATCGGCGTCTCGTCGCGGCCGTTGCCGGACTGGCGCGGCGCGAGCCAGTAGCGCCAGTCCTCCCGCGGGAGGCCGGCGACCGTCTTCTGCCAGTTGTAGATCGTCGCCCGGGATACCTCGCAGAGGCGGGCGGTGTGCTCGATCGCGCTCAGCCGCGACGAGCCGCCCTGCACCAGGCGCTGGATCGTGTCGAGCGCGGCGACGGCCTGCTCGGCCTTGCGCTTCTTGTGGGCGGGGAGGCCGTCGTACTCGCGGGCGCGCGCCTCGCGGTCCGGATCCACCACCGTCTCCGCCGCCGGCCGCGCGATGAGGAAGCGCGGCGCCAGCGCCATGCGGGCGGCCTCCGGCAGCACCGTCCAGTGGTACTCGACGCCGCCGCCGCGGGCCTGGCGCCCGCGCCAGTGCTGCCCCTCGGTCTCCGGCCGCTGCCACCCCTGGCGGCCGGCGATGCGCTGCACGCTGCGCTCCGTCGACGCCAGCTCCGGCAGGTCGAGGCGCGCCAGCTCGGCCGGCGTGAACCACTCCTGCGACAGGCGGGTCGGGTCAGCCGCGGGGATCGCGGGCACGAGGGCGCGGGAGCCGGCGTCGAAGGGCATCAGCGTGTCCCGACCTTGGCCATGAGGGCCTTCCTGCGGCTCTTGAGGGTGTCTTCGTGCTCGCGCAGCTGCGCGACCTCGATCAGGTGCAGGTGCCGCTTCTCGATCACCGCCCAGCCCATCTCGTCGGCGATCATCTGCAGCAGCCGGCGATCACCCGTGGCGTGCATGAGGCCGAGGAGGCGCACGACGGAGATCGAGTGGTCCGATCTGCTTGGCGCGGCGTAGCCGTTGAGGATGTGCGGGGAGACGCGCTCCCCTAGGAAGCGAGACATCCGCTCCGCGATCTTCTCCCGTGACCCCTTCGCCTCGCGCAGCGTGACGGAGACGGCGCGGGACAGGCGCGCGGCGATGGTGGCGCCGCGCACCTCGTCCGGGGCGAACTCGACCGTCGCGGCCGTCGGCTCCCAGGCCAGCAGGTCCATCTGCATGGGTCCGACGGGATTGATGCGGGGCGGCATGGCTCTAGCGCGACCTCTCGGGGCGGTAGGTCTGCTGCCAGAAGGTGAGCCGCCCCTGCAGCGTGCGGCGCGCGTCGGCGGTGCGACGCTGCGCGGCGTCGATCCGGTCTTCCATGCTCGCGCACCACTCCCGGGTCGGGCGCAGGCTCTTCCCCTTCGCGTCGAACAGCTGCTCGCTGAGGGAGGAGGAGAGGGCTTCCATGTCGCGGAGCTGCAGCATGGCCTCGACGATCGAGACCGCCTCGTCGCGCTCGCCGATGCTGCCGCGGCGCGGCGCGGCAGCGGCGTCCTCGGCCACCCGGTGGATCGCCGCCGCCAGCTGCCCTTCGGGCCGGGGGGGCGTCACAGCTGCCACCCCAGCCCGAGGGTCAGCCCGCCGAGCAGCCAGCCGGCTGTCCCGCCGAGGACGATCACGATCGCCCCGTCCAGGATCCGGACCCAGCGCGGGTTCCGCTCGCCCGGCGGGCGGCGCGGCACGGTGAGGAGGCGGCGCATCAGCACCCCCGCCCGGCCAGGCGGCCGGCCTGGGTGATGCGGTGGTCCGCGACGGCGCGGAGCACGCGCGAGGCGGAGCGCATGCGCCGCTGCTCGTCCCCGCCAACCGGGGCGTCGGCCGCCTCCTCCTCCGCGTGGCGGGCGGCGACGCTCGCCTGCGCGGCGTCGTCCAGGCGCGCGGCGGCGCGCGCCATGCGGCGATCGGTCTCGGTCATGCGGACTGCTCCTGGCCTTCGCGCCATGCGGCGATCCACCGGGCGACGTCGCCCAGCGGCAGATCCAGCTCCTCGGCCACCTGGCGGCCGGTCATGCCCTTCGCGAACAGGGCCTCGGCCTCGGCGCGCTCGCCGGTGATGCAGCGGAAGTCGGCGGCCGGCGCGGACGTGGCGCGCGGCGCGGCCGGTGCCGGCAGCGGGGGCAGCGGGCGGGGCGGTCTCGGCTCGGCGGCCGGCGCGTCGAGGTGCGCGCCCTTGGGCGTCGGCTGCGCGAGGCCCATCCGGCTCGCCTTCGAGTGGACCGCGCCGACGGTGGGGATGGGCTGCCCCGGCAGAGCGTTCAGCGCGGCCAGGATCGCCGCCTTCGTCTCTCCGGCCGCGCAGCCGACGCGGAGCCGCTGCAGGCGCTCCGGCGTCCATGTCTCGCTGCCCCGCACGGGGGCCGTGGTGGCGTCAGACGGGCTCAATGGACCCCCCCCCCCGCGCCGGCCGCGCCCGCCCGTAGCGCCCCGATCGCGCGCTCCAGGAGGGCTCCGCCGCGCTCCAGGCGCGTCAGCAGGTCATCCAGGGTCGTCGCCGGGTCGCCGCCGGCGGCGTGGTCCAGCCGGGCCCGGTCGACGATGTTGAGGACCATCCCGGCGAAGGCGACGCAGCCGTCGCCGGGGCCGAGGTAGGCCAGGAGGTCGGCGAACTGCTCGTCGGTGAGCGCCTCCTCGCGACGCAGCGCGGCGCTCACGCTCCGTCCCCCGAGAAGACGTCCGCGGGCCGGGTCGCCCCCTCCGTCCGCGCCAGCCGGACGGTCTCCAGCGCCCTCAGCAGCCCCTCCAGGAGCATCGACGCGCTGTGCTGCTCCGCCTGGTAGAGGTCGCGAACGCTCTGCTCGGCCCCGTCGATCAGCGCGAGGGCGACGCTCGCCCGGTTCTCCTCGTCGCGCATGGCCTGCAGGCTGGTGGCCAGGGGACCCAGCAGGTCCTCGGCGAGCAGCGGCATGGGCCGCAGGCTGCCCGGCTTGGCGGGGACGCTCACGACCCCTTCCCCTTCGGCTGGGCCAGGTAGCCGGCGTTGCCCATCCAGCCGACGAGCTGCACGCGCTGCTCGGGGGTAAGGGCCTCGACCGCCGCTTGCGCCCGCTTCAGGAGGTCGACCGTCTTGGGCTCGACGGTCTCGTGCAGCACCTTCCGGCGGGCATCGCGCACGTTCCGCGCGCGCGCCGGCGCGTCGGAGAGCAGCTCCTCCGCCACCCGGACCTGGCTGTTCCGCGGCACGTCGCGCAGCTGGTCGAGCGCGGAGCCCTTCCGGGCGATCCAGGTGCCGCGGATCAGGGCCAGGGCGGCGGGGTGGAGGGCGCGGTGACGCTGCAGGGCCAGCTGCACCGTCCGCGTCGCCAGGCCCACCCGCTTGGCAACATCCTCCGCGAAGGAGCGCGGCGGAGGAGACGCAGAGTTTGCGTTTCCTCCGGTGTGCTGGTTCCGCCCGTGCTTCGTCTCGGGGAACAGGCGGAGGTAGACCTCCTGCCGCTTCGCCAGGAACACTGCCTGATCCAGCGGGTTCAGCTCGTGCCGGTGGAGGTTCTCGTCGATCTCGCGGAGCTGCTGCTCGTCCTCGTCGCCCTCGAAGATCACCACCTCGGCGCTCGTCCGGCCGAGCTTCTGCAGCGCGGCCATCCGGTGCGCCCCGGCCACCAGCCGGTAGGAGCCGTCCATCCGCGGGGCGACCTCGATCGGCGTGATCTGCCCGGCCTGCTCGATCGAGGCGGCGATCTTCGCGACCTCTGCCTCGTCCACCGGGCGGAGGCGCTCGCTGGCGTCGATCATGGCCAGCGGCATGACCACGCTCTCGCGCCCCTGGGGCAGTTCGGGACGCTCCTCGGGCGCGGGGAGGACGTCGTTCATCGCGGCGTCGTTCACGCGGCGGCTCCTTTTTGACGGTGCGAGGGGGTGGCCCGGCGGCTAGGGTGCTGGGCGTTGACGGTGCGCGGCCGCGATTCGCCGGGAGGCGGGTAGTGGTCGGGCCAGAGGACGTGGACGGGCTGTTGCAGCGTCTCCGCGATCCATCCGGAGACCGCGGGAGCCTTCCGCGGGTGCCGGATGGCCATGGAGATCGTGGCGCGGTGCCAGCCCTGACGCTTTGAGAGGAGCGTCAGGCGGCCGAGGCGCTTCACCAGCGCGGCCTTGATGTCCTCCGGGTGCCAGCTCTTAAGCCGGGCGCGCGCCGCCATCCGTTCACCTCCAAGTCGCCCGGTCCCCGACCGCGCGGCGCGGATCGGTTGGACGACTTGTCGTCAGAATGGCGACTTCTCGCGCGTTCTTCAAGCGGATTTCCGTTGGCGGACTTCCGGTTGGGCGCAAATCGGTGGAAAAGCGTCGAAGTGCCTTATTTTTTCGGTGTGAAGTCGCCTGACGCTAAGTCCGACAGCAATGTCGGGCTTGAGGAGCCGAAGGCCGACAACGCGGCGCGCATCGAGCGCATCATGCGGCTGATCGGCACCGACCGCGGCGATCTGTCGAAATTCGCTAAATCGAGCGGGATTCCGCTCTCCACCCTCCGTAGTCAGCTTGGCAGTGGCGGCATGGGGCTCGATGCAGCCGTCGACCTAGCGCGCGCCCTCAAGGTCAACCTGCGATGGCTCGCGACGGGCCTCGGTCCGCAGCTCCTTGGCGAAGGCGAGATCATACCGCCGCGCAGTGCTGTGGCCCCCGAGCTGCCCGAAGGATACGTCGTCGTCCCTCGATATGAAGCACGCGCCGGCGCCGGCCGGGGCGTGGTGAACCCGTCCGACCGGATCGTCGAGCAGATGGTGGTCAGCGAGGAGTACATCCGCCGCCGCCTGCGCCGCCGCCCGGAAGACATGACACTGGTGGAGGCCCTAGGGGACAGCATGAGCCCCACCATCCAGGACGGCGACGTGATGATGGTGGACATCTCGGTCACCGAGCTACGCGCCAGCGCGGTCTACATCCTCCTCCGCGACCACGAGGAGCTGGCGGTGAAGCGCCTCCACCGCATGACCGACGGCCGGATCCTCGTCATCTCCGACAACGACCGCTACCCGCGGGAGGAGATCACCCCCTCCGACCGCAGCCCCATCCAGATCGTCGGACAGGTGGTCTGGTACGGCCGGCCAATGGCGGGCTGATCCCCGCGTCCCGTTGCAGGAGCCACGATATGCGTGCCCTTTTCTCAGCCCTCATCCTCTGCTGCACCGCCGTTCAGGCCGGCGCTCAGGAGGCCGGCGTGACCCAGCTTGGCCGCCCGGTTGACGGCATTACGCTGCGGCACGTCCCAGACGGGGGCGTCCGGCTGCAGCTCGCGCCGACCATCCGACTGGAGGGCGGCCGCGAGCTTCGCCGGACGGAGGGTGACCATTACGAACTGGTCGAGCCCGAGGGGCACCCGCCGCCGGCTGCGACCCTGCGGGGCCTGGACTTCTTGGTCAGCGGTCGTGATCACATAGGGCGCCGGGTCAAGGTGACCGGCGGCCGAGTATTCGGAGCTCTGGCCACAAGGGCTCTCCTGTCCGTGCAGGGTGGAACTGTCGGTCTAGACCTGACGGATTCTGCCAGGGAGCAGATTGTCTACCTGGTCGAGCAGTGCTCCGGCATCTCCACCAACGACGGAAACTGCGGCGTGGACATCACTGGTACTGTCGGGCGCCCCGACTTCTCTGACACCCTGAGGCTGACCAGCATCGAATTCGAACGGCGGCAGGCTCCTCCTCGCCGTAGGTGATCCTGAGGAGGCTCTAAGAGGCCAGCGAGCGCCCTACCAGATTTCCAGTTTTCAGTGTCAGAGCGCCCGCCGAGGGACGCTCTGGCTCTCTCCTCAGCCAGACCTCCTCACCTGCCGAAGCTCGCCGAAAACCAAATTTTTTCAGTACCTCATCCCATTTCATCCCCTACCATCCCGGACAGTCCCGGAATTCCAGTTCCCAGTGTCGGATGACAGCCCTCGCAGGACCGCCCCCCACATGACACCCCCGTCATCCACCCCATTGCGTCCCGCCGTCGGATAGCCCATCTGCCCCCTGCCATCGCGGCCCTGCCCGCCGGTTTACCCCCGGGGGGCGCGGCCCTACTCTCCACGAACAGCCGGGCGGGCCGCAGGGCCGGTTCGGAGCGCGCAAGGATCACGGGGCGTCACATGGGTTCGTTCAGCATCTGGCACTGGCTCGTCGTGCTGCTCGTCGTGCTGCTGCTCTTCGGCAGCGGCAAGATCAGCGGGCTGATGGGCGACCTCGCCACCGGCATCAAGTCCTTCAAGAAGAACATCAAGGAGGACGAGCCCGACGCCTCCATGGCCGAGACGACGACGATCCCGCCCTCGGGCAACCTGCCCTCCCCCGCGGCCCGCGCCGCCGCGGAGCCGGAGCGCACGGTCGTGCGCCAGCCTCCCGGCCCGGCCGCCTGAACCCATCCCGTCGCCGATCGGCGCGCCGGTCCCGCCCTGGGGCCGGCGCGCTGCGTTCCGGGACCCGTCCATGCCCGATCCCATCCCGGACGAGGCCGTGCGCGCCCTCGTCGAGGCCGGCCGTCGCATGGCGGAGCGGAACTGGGTGCCGGCCACCGCCGGCAACCTTTCCGTCCGGCTCGGCGACGGCCGCGTCGCCATCACCCGCTCGGGCGTCCACAAGGCCCATCTCGACGCGGGCGCCGTCATGGCGGTCGGCCTGGACGGCGTGCCGGAGGACCCGGCGCTCCGCCCCTCCGCCGAGACCGGCCTGCACCTCGGCGCCTACCGTGCCTTTCCGGAGGTCGGCGCCGTCGTCCACGGCCACTCGGTCGCCGCCACCGTCCTCTCCCGCCGTGCCGGCGACGCCGTGCGGCTGGAGGGTTACGAGCTGCTGAAGGCCTTCCCCGGCCTGGCGACCCACGCGGCGGCGGTCGACCTCCCCGTGCTCGACAACGACCAGGACATCCCCCGCCTCCGGGCGGCGGTGGAGGCCCGCTGGGCCGGCATGGCCGTCCCGATCCTCCCCGGGTATTTGATCCGCGGCCACGGCATCTATGTATGGGGCCCCGACATGGCCGCCGCCCTGGCGCGCCTGGAGGGTGTGGAGTTCATGCTGGCCTGCGAGATGGCCACCCTTTCCATCGGAGCCGCGCCATGAGCCGCCTCGTCGTCCACGACGCCGCCACCAACGCCGTGCTGCAGGACACCCGCGACGCCGCCGAGATCGCCACCGCCCTCTCCGCCATCGGCGTGCGCTTCGAGCGCTGGGAGGTCGCCGACCTGCCGGAGGGCGCCGACGCCGACGCCGTGCTCGCCGCCTACAAGCCCCGCCTCGACGCCCTGATGGGCGAGACCGGCGCCGGCACGGCCGACGTCATCCGCCTCACCGCCGACCACCCCCAGGCCGAGGCGCTGCGCACCAGGTTCCTCGCCGAGCACCGCCACACCGAGGACGAGGTCCGCTTCTTCCACGAGGGCGCGGGCAACTTCATCCTCCACGTCGGCGGCCGCGTCTACGACGCCCACTGCACGCGCGGCGACCTCATCTCGGTGCCCGCCGAGACGCATCACTGGTTCGACGCGGGCACGGTCCCGCACGTCACCGCGCTCCGCCTCTTCACCGACACCACCGGCTGGACCCCGCACTACACCGGCACCGACATGTCGGAGCGCTTCCCGGCCAGCGTGGCTTGAGCGACGCGGCGACGCCGGCGGGGCGGACCGATCCGCCCCGCTGCGTGCTCCTCGACATCGAGGGCACGACGAGCGCCATCGCCTTCGTCAAGGACACCCTGTTCCCCTATGCGGAACACGCGCTGGACCCGTTCCTGCGCGACCGCGCCGCCCACCCCGACGTCGCGGCCGCGCTGGCGGAGGTGCGCGCCCTCGCTCCCGGCCAGGACCCCGCGGAGGCGATCCGCGGCTGGATGGCCCGCGACGAGAAGGTCACCCCCCTCAAGACCCTCCAGGGCCTGATCTGGCGCCGCGGCTTCGAGGACGGGGACCTGCGTGGCCACCTCTGGCCCGACGTCGCCCCCTGCCTGCGCGCCTGGTCCCGCGCCGGCGTCGCGCTCCGCGTCTACTCCTCCGGCTCGGTCGACGCCCAGCGCCTCCTCTTCGCCCACTCCGAGGCCGGCGACCTCACCCCCCTGCTCTCCGGGTACGACGACACCCGCACCGGTCCCAAGCGCGAGGCCGCCTCCTACGCCGCCATCGCCCGCGCCGCCGCCCTGCCGCCCGGGGCGATCCTCTTCCTCTCGGACGTGGAGGAGGAGCTCGACGCCGCCGCCGCCGCCGGCCTCCTCGCCTGCCAGATCGTCCGCGCGGGGGACGGCACCCGCCCCGGCGCGCGCCACCCGACCGCCGCCACCTTCCCCGAGGTCGCCGCCCGCTTCGGCCTGCCCGCCCCCGACGACCCGCCGGCCGGCTGACGCGGCCTTCATCGCCGCGTCATCCCCGCGCGCTGGCCGCCCGCCGCGCCGGGGTCTAGAGCGGACCGAAGGCCGGATCGCCCGCCTCCGCCCCGGCCGCCGCGCGCCGGGACACGGGCGCCTCCCGGCACCCCACCACGCCCCCCTCGCCCGGCCGGCGGAGGACAGCCCGATGATGACCACCTACGCCCTCCACGGCAGCGCCTGCACCGTGCACGGCGGCCTCGACACCGCCGAGGCCATCGCCTCCGCCGCCTGGATCGACCTCCTCAACCCGACCGCGGAGGAGGAGCGCGCCGTGCAGGA